CTCCTCTGATACGTCATAGAATCGGAGAATATATTTATGATCCTGTATGGTACGGCAGGACTTTGGATCCAAGGCCCAGCGAATCTCGTAAAACAATTCCAATTTTTTATGTTCCGGTTCATCCAAAAGATCGAGAAAAGCGAGATTGTTTAGCGTGGAGCGTACTGCACGGTGCGGTAACAGCTTACAAAGTTGGTATAAAAATTAGCAAATGGATAACGCCAGACAAATATTATACGGCGTTTCCGTATGGTGTATACGAACCAGAACTGCTGCGCGTTCACAGATTGCAAATTTCAAGTAAAAATCCATTTTATGTATCTCACAACAGCTTAACAGTCAGAGATGGACAATATCTTGGATTTACGTTCGATGGTGAAGATTTCATTCGATTTAGACGAGTGATTCGTAATGAGGGCACGGGGCTCTGGGATAGCAGTGTTTTGGAGGATGGAAAATATCCTAGGAAGAAATTACCAGTTGAAAAAAGATACTCAGCACGTCATTTTTCACTTGACAAAATATTTAAATATGCTATATTAGATAAAGGAACGGTGCTTGATTTGCCTTGGTATTTTGATATCGATAGTTGGGATAAGTATTGTGAATTTTTGGGCTCTCCTTATCGAAAAAGGATCATTCGTCCAACAGAATTTCTTATAAAATATAGAGAATTTAATCTCATAGGAGTTAATGATGAAAGTAACAAATATTAAAACGCTTTATTTAGATGGAGACGAAGTTAAAGAGATGCTAGTACTTTGGCTGGCAGATCGCGACCTGGACATTGCGACACTTGTTAAAACATATCCCATTCAAGTCTCTTTCTCTGAAAATGGAGAGCTTGCAGTTAAAATTGGAGTCGAAGTCAGCACATGAAAAATACAAAATCTTCAATTTCATTTGTGGGACTTCATGCCCATAGCGTGGCCGGTTCCATCTTTGATGCGATAGGCTATCCACAAGAACATATGGACTATGCACACAGTAATGGATCTGATGCGCTTGCATTGACTGATCATGGTAACATGAATGGCTTGGCATATCAAGTGCTGCATGCCAAAAAGATGGAAGCAGCCGGAAAAAACTTCAAACCTATTTATGGATGTGAAGCTTACTTTATTCCGTCGATAGAAGAGTGGCGAGAAGATTACGAAGCCGTAATGGAAGATAAAAAGAAGCGTAGAGCGCATGCCAAAGAGGATCAATCTGGTGCAACAATCGAAGACGAAGATGCTAGCAAAAAGGCGATTAAAAGTGTTCTTAATCGCCGCCGTCATCTTATTCTTTTAGCTCAAAATCAAACCGGATTAAATAATATTTTTAAGCTTATCTCGGAAAGCTATAAGGCTGAGAATTATTATCGATATCCTCGGATGGATTACGATTTGCTGGCAAAATACTCTGAGGGCGTCATAGCAGCTTCTGCCTGCTTGGGTGGGGTATACGCCGGAAACTACTGGGAGAACCGGGAGAATGGCACAGAGGCTGTCTTAGACGCTATGCGCGAAACAACGCGCGAAATGATGACCATTTTCGGTGATCGCTGGTATGGCGAACTGCAATGGAACAATATCCCCGAGCAGCATGAGCTAAACCAATATATTATCAAGATGCATGAAGAGTTTGGCATCGAATTAATTTCGACAGCTGACAGTCATTATCCAAATCCTGATGCATGGAAGGATCGCGAGCTTTATAAGCGTCTTGGATGGCTAGGCAAGAGCAGGCCAGACTACGAAAGCACCGAGCTTCCTGCCGGCACCGAAGCAATTGGATACGAACTATATCCAAAAAACGGCGATCAGATGTGGGAGTCATATAAAAATTATTCAGCAAAATCCAACGTTGAATACGACGATGATCTGGTAATGGATTCAATTACTGAAACTTATAGGATTGCACATGAACGAATATCTGCTTTTTATCCTGATAACACTGTGCGTTTGCCTGACTTTGTGGTCCCTGCAAACCTGACGGCAACACAGGCACTAACAGGCTTGAGTCTTGATGGACTTAAGTCTTTGAATTTACACAACAATCAGGAATACATTGATCGCCTGGAGCGCGAGCTACACGTTATTGATGATCGAGGATTCAGCAAATACTTTCTAACAATGAAGGCAATTGCAGATCGAGCATCCGAAAATATGTTGACCGGTCCAGGTCGTGGATCCGCTGCCGGCTCGCTGGTTGCATACACGCTGGGGATTACACAAGTTGATCCGATCAAACACGGTTTGTTGTTCTCTCGCTTCTTGCGCTCAGACGCCACAGACTATCCAGACATTGACTATGACGTTGCGGATCCGATGTTGCTCAAGGAAATGTTGATTGAGGAATGGGGCGAGGATACTGTTGCTCCTATCTCAAATTGGAACACGCTGCAGCTTCGCTCTCTCATCAAGGATATTTCAAAGTTTTATGGAATTCCGTTCACAGAGGTTAATCCGGTTACCGGCAACATGCTGCATGAGGCTAAAGCCCCAGCAAAGAAGAAGCACGGTATCAAGGCTGGTGTTTATAATCCAACATTTGAAGAGGTAATGGAGTTCAGCACTTCGCTGCAAGCATTCCTGAGAAAATATCCACATGTCAAGACCCACATTGAGGCTCTTTATGGACAGGTGCGCTCATGTTCGCGGCATGCCGGCGGCGTTGTGGTCGCGGAGAACCTGGATCAATACATGCCGCTCATCAATTCTGGTGGCATCCGACAGACTCCATGGAGCGAAGGCCAAAATGTTCGACACCTTGAGCCCATGGGCTTCATCAAGTTTGATATCCTTGGACTCTCTACGTTACGCATGATTGAGGGCGCAATCCGCCACATTCTTCGCCGTCATCACGGAGTTGAAAATTGCACGTTCGATCAGGTCAAAGACTACTACAATAATAATCTACATCCAGATGTGATTGACATGAGCGATCAATCAGTCTATGAAAATATATTTCATAAGGGAAAGTGGGCAGGAATATTTCAGTTCACTGAAGGCGGCGCACAAGAATTTTGCCAACTGGCAAAGCCAACGAGCTTGATTGATATTTCAGCCATCACTTCAATCTATCGTCCTGGGCCTTTGAGCGCCGATGTGGATAAGCAGTTTGTCGAAGCAAAAGAATCCCCACAGTACATCAAGTACCTTTCCGAAGAGGTGCAAGAGGTTACAGAAGAAACATATGGCTTTTTGATCTTTCAAGAGCAGATTGCACTGTTGGCACACAAGCTTGGAAAGAACCTGACCCTCGATGAAGGTAACCTGCTCCGCAAGCTACTTACTAAAAAGGGGACAGGCAAAGGCAATGAAGCGAAGACGAAGATTTATGAAAAGTTTATGCAAGGCTGCAACGAAAAAGGCATGCAAAAAGTGGATTCCCAAAAACTATGGGACACTTTTGAATATTTCTCTGGGTATGGTTTTAATAAATCACACGCTGTCTCATATTCGATCCTGTCGTTCCAATGCGCGTGGCTAATGAACTACTATCCAGTAGAATGGATGGCAGCATTTCTTGACAAAGAGCCCGAGAGCAGAAAAGAAAAGGCAATTAACATTGCGAAGAAGCACGGCTTTAACATTGAAACTGTTGACATAAATCGCTCTGGCATGGTCTGGGAAATTGCAGATAATGATGGCGCGCTCATCCAACCGCTGAGTTCAATCAAAGGCTTGGGCGAGAAAGCAATAGAGCAAATTGTAAATCACAGGCCATTCAACACCATCGAAGAACTTTTGTTTCACGACGAGATTAGTTACTCAAAATTAAATAAGAAGTGTTTAGATGTGCTTGTTCGCTCTGAAGCTTTGGACTCTTTGATGGATGAAAGATTTGCAAACATGAAGCACTTTTGGTATTGCGTAGCCGTTGACCGTGTTCGTAAGATGGGAAAGTTTCATGAGAACATTGAACTAACGAAAAACGAATTGGACTTCACCGAAGAGGAGAAGATTCAATATCTTGTTGATCTAACTGGTATCTTCCCAATGAATCGCGTAATTAACGAGAACATCCTTCGAAAATTAAGTGATAAATATATTCCGCCGATCTCTGAATACGATTCAGACTTGCAGTTAACTTGGTTTATTCCACGCGATATAATACCAAAGAAGACAAAGCATGGAAAAACATATTGGATTGTCGAAGTGATCGATTCAACAAGTTCGTTAACAAAAATTAAATGCTGGGGCGTTCGACCCGATCGGGACATGATTCATGTGAATCGTCCATATCTTGCAAAGCTTGATTTCGATCCTCAGTGGGGATTCTCAACAAGGTCAATTCGACACAACTTTAGATTACTAGGGTGAAATTAATTCAGAGATATAAACTAAAATGCTTGACACGCTAGCGATTAGGTGGTATACTGTATACAGATCGAATGGTTTATAAGGTTGGTGACATGGTTAGAGTTAAGCAGTTATCAAATATTGATGTTCGCGCTGACAAAGTTCCTGAACATAGAGTTGGACTGATTGTAGCTCGCGACCAAAATAACGATCAATTTTATGATATTAAATTCGGAGAATACACTGGAAAATTCCACTATTCGCATCTACGATCACTATCAACAAAAAATTGCCATGGAGGCACAAATGAATGAACAAAATGAAAAAGAGCTTATGCTTGTTGAATACATCAAGTCACTAAAAGCCTTGGAAGACGCGATGGAGCCTTACAAGGATCAGCGCCGAGATCTAAAGAAGTCATACCAAGAAAATGGATGGCTCAGCCGCGATGAGATTAGTCTCGCTGTTAAGGCATATCGGTTAATGAAGAGTGGTGATGATCTTGATGATCTTTATGACATGTATAGTTTGTTGAAAAAGGCAAAGACACCAACGACTCATGCTTCTTGAATATTGTAGGGTACGAGCCGATGCAGTGCCCCCTACAAGGGGGCACCCATCTGATGCTGGATTAGATGTATTTTACTCACCCCGAGAACCGCAAGAACTTATTACGATCGCCCCTGGCCGAAGCGCACTCATTCCAACGGGATTGCGCTTTGGTATACCACATGGCTACATGCTTGAGGTGAAGAACCGGTCAAGCGTGGCGGCCAAGCTTAGTTTGATTGTTGGCGCCTGCGTAATTGATTCGGGCTATGATGGGGAAGTGTTTGTTAACCTACACAACATTGGCCAAGAGATTCGCGTTATTCAAGGCGGCGATAAAATTGCCCAACTCGTGATGATTCCGGTTGTAGCGTTTAGAGCGATCGACACAAGTTCAGGCAATCTTTATGATTGGTATCCAATCACCATTAGTGATCGAGGTGCTGGAGCACTGGGAAGCACAGATGAATAGTAATTTAAAATATTTATATGAACCTGAAGCTTTGCAAGATTTGATTTGGAATAATCAAGGCTACTCCGCAATACTATTCACTAGAGAAACATGTGGATTATGTCATATGTTTATGCCTACATTTATACGTGCGCATGAAAAACTATCTGATAAATATAGTTTTTATATTTATAGAATAGAAACTGATGAATCCGATGATAGCGAAACTACCATTAATGAACACTTTGATGATATAACCGAAGTTCTAAAAGCAGATTTAAATGGCACCCCAACATTGATTGTTGCCTATGGCACCCCAACGAAGATAGTTTCAGTACCATTTCACTCCGTTATGACAGCTGATTACAATAAAGAAACTAAGTCTTTTGGTGCTGAAACTCTTATGAAATATATGAATACATTTACAAAATATTTTTAATGGTGCAATAATGAATAATTTTGAAAAGACCCTATGCTATGATGACGTTTTACTAGTCCCACAATATTCTGATATTCAATCTAGGAAAAACATAGATATTAGCAGCACTATGTCAGATGTTCAATACAGTTTGCCGATTGTTTCTGCACCAATGGATACAGTAACCGAAGCTTCGATGGTACATGCTATGTCAGAGTGCGGTGGACTAGGCATCATTCATCGATATAATACGATTGATGAACAAATTAAATTAATAAAACGTGCCTCAAAATTTGGAGCAAAAAACATTGCTGCAGCAATTGGCGTTACAGGAGATTATGTCGATAGGGCATGCGCACTATATGATGCAGGAGCGAGGATCATTTGTATCGATGTCGCACATGGTCACCATATCATGATGCGTCATTCCTTAAAAGTTTTGCGAAACACGTTTGGTACAGAGGTTCATGTTATTGCTGGCAATGTTGCAACTTTAAAGGGCTTTAATGATTTGTCTGATTGGGGCGCTGATAGTGTTCGGGTTGGAATTGGTGGAGGTTCTATTTGTTCAACACGTATTCAGACTGGCCACGGTATACCAACGCTGCAGTCGGTAATCGAATGTTCGCAATCAGATCGTAGCGCAAATATTATTGCAGATGGAGGAATTAAAAACTCTGGCGATATCGTTAAGGCCCTTGCAGCCGGCGCTGATTTTGTTATCATTGGTTCGCTATTGGCTGGAACAACTCAGTCCCCCGGAGAAGTATTTTATCGCGGAGGCGAGAAATATAAAACCTACCGCGGCATGGCTTCCGCCGAAGCTCAGAAAGACTGGAGGGGCGTAGCATCTTCGCTGGAGGGCATCTCTACAGTAATTCCATTTAAGGGAGATGTCGGTACCATACTCCATGATCTTAGAAACGGTATCAAGAGCGGTCTTTCATACACGGGCGCCAACAACTTAGCAGAATTTCGTGCAAAAGCAAAATTTATCCTTCAATCTACCGCTGGCATACAGGAAAGTCAGGCCCACATAAAGTCTAGATATTAATCATGGAATATGGGAAACAAAAAAAGAGAATCATTTTTTTTGATACCGACAAAAGGCACGCGGATTTAAAGATACGATTGCATCATGATGAATTATCACAGTCTGAATTTTTTAGAATGATGGTCACCGGATATCTTGAAAACAATCATATGATACTGCAGCTCATAAACAACTACAAGCTGAAAAACAAAAAGCAAAGCAAGGAAAAAATTCGGAAATCTATGAAAAGCATAGACGATGGAAAAGCCCTTAAACGCAAATTTAATCTAGACGAAGAAGAAAAGCAAGATATCTTTGATATTATTGCAAAAGAGCACCCTGAGCTTTAAAACATATTTCCTCATGATTTTTCAACAAACAAAGAATTTTCGTTGTTACGTTACTATTTATTTACAGTTGCTATAACTGAAATTAGGAGATATTAGCATGAGTAAAAAAACACTTTTAAACGAATCTGAAGTCAGACGTTTTATGGGACTTGCTGGTTTGCCGGCAACTAGAGAAATTAAAGCGTTACGTGAGTTCAGTTTAAACGAGCAGCCAGAAGACGAGGGCATGCCACCAGCGGAAGGCGCGCCCGAGGATCCGATGGCCATGGATGACCCCGAAGCTGTTGAGGATGAGCCTGAACTTGAAGGCGAAGGCGAAGGCGAAGGCGTTGAAATTTCTGACGAACAAGCAGAAGTTCTGGCACAATTGGGCCAAGAGCTACTAGACGCTGGTTACGTTCCCGAGGAGGAAATGCCAGAGGAGCCCGACGCCGGACTGGAAGAGCCCGGGCTGGATATGGGCGGTGAAGAAGGTCCCCCCGCCGGCGGTCCCCCAGGTGCACGCGACTATATGCAAGAGACACTATCAGGCATTGAGCTTATTGACGATAATGCTCTTGTTGAAACCGTGATGGCAAGAGTATCGACAAGGTTAGTTAGAGAAGTCGAAAAGCAAAAAAGAGACAAAGTAATTGATCGGCTTGCTAACAAGATTCTTAATCGTATTAATTAATTGTTGAAAATAATATAAATTTATGCTAATATAGTCAGGGTAGAAACTGCTTCTACCCTAATTTACTAGGATTTTACATGAGTTATGAAGTTATATTTTTAAGTGTTGTCTGTTTTATTTTTGGCTATTGCACACATAAGCTAATATCGTTCTTGTTCAACTATGGTTTAACCGGAGTCATGTGTCGCAATGTTGGTATCGAAACGCTTAAATTCTTAGGATCCACAGCGGAAAGTGTTGCATTTATTAAGACACTAAAAATTAAAGTTATGAAGGAGAGTAAAATACCGGATAGCGTAGTTGAAACATCTCAACACTTATTCGAAGAAAGTTTTTCCATGTGGAAAAGAACAGCAATTCAAAATTTTCTCTCTGGGTATCCAAAGGCGTTTAAACATCAAATGGATTTTGATGATTGGGATGGTGCGATGAAATTTTTGACAAACCAAGCTAAAAAATAGAGGCAAGTTTGATATTTACCAGCAACGACAAGAAAAATAAAAAAGCAAATAAAAAAGAAGTTGAAAAGTCATTTATTATAATAGACAAGGGGCAAGAAAACACAGAGGAAGAGTTTAGAAGCATCGGCGTTTTTGGAGAAATTAATGAGGAAAAGTGCGCTGAAATCGTTTACGCACTGATGCTGCTTGATATAAAAAAAGAGTCACACGAACTATCCGATCCTGAAAATCCTGAATCAAAATTAAAAACCGTCATTAGACCAATGGAGTTAATTTTATGTACCACCGGTGGCAGCGCTGATGAGATGTTTGCTATTTACGATGTGATGCGCGGAATCAAAAAAAAGTGCGATATTATAACTCGCGGTCTTGGCAAGGTTATGTCGGCTGGTGTCCTGTTGTTGGCTGCTGGAACGAAAGGTAAGCGAGAAATTGGAAAAAATTGTCGAGTCATGATTCACGGTGTAGCGGCTGGAAACGTAGGCTTGCTACACGATCTCATAAATGAAATGGATGAGATACAACACACGCAAGAAGCATATATAAAATCTTTAGTATCTGAAACCGACATGACAATAAAACAATTAAAAAAAATGCTCGATAAAAAGGTAAATATTTATTTAACTGCTCAAGAAGCTGTCGAATTAGGTATTGCCGACATAATTATATAAGCGAGGAAGTGTATAAATGACAAAAATAACTGGAGCTGCAGCCAGATTGCTGGCACAGCAATTACAAAGCATTATGCAGAAAAAAGAATATGCTTTTTTCGATTACAAGAAAAAGCCTTGGAATATAAATATTATCGGAGTCCGCAGCGATATTGCCAAAGCAAACAAGTTTGATGATAGTTTGTATGTTGCATATCGCAATTCATCAAAAGACTGGGAAGTTAGAGTTTATAAAATTACCACTGATCCCGGCTCATATTGGCTAAAAAAGCCAATGAACGTTGCTGGCACTGCAATATTAGTTCCAAATCAATATAGATCAGCATACAAGCTCGGCCTCCATCGCGGCTTATATGAGGCTCTTGTACAAAGAGGTATCAACCCGGTGCAGATATATCGCGACAACGATAAAGACGAAATTCTCGATATGGAAAAAAAATCAATTATCGAAGGCCATTTTGGTATTAATATCCACAAGGCAGGTTCTAACTCCACAATCGTACAAAAATGGTCAGCCGGCTGTCAAGTTTTCAAAACTAGTAGTGATTTCAATGACTTAATATCGCTAGTTCGAAGATCTGAATCACATTGGGGCAAATTGTTTTCATATACCTTGCTTGAAGAAAAGGATTTTGAGGGCTGCTAAGTGAAAAAATTAGATGAAGCAATAGATAAGTTTTTCGGTGGTACCAAAAAGATTACGCTAAAAACTTTATTTGAAGAGGTCGAAAAAACTCTCGATTTTTTTGATTTGCAGGGACTGAACGAAGCCAATCAGGACTCACCGCAAGCCAATAAGTTGGCGCAAGAAACCAAAGCCAATATCATGAGCCTGCTGCCTAAATTTGAGATCAGCGAAGCCTGGGGTCAAAAAGACACGCAAGCGAGAGCCGAATTTGAAAAGTATATGAATAATATCACAGGAACATTGTCTGAGAAATTAGCTTACATCCGTGAATTTGTAAATCAAAGTGGTGAACGGGCCGGCGAATATGAGACTAGTGAAATATTATCTAATTTAATGTTTTTGGATTTACTATCAACTGTTGTCAATAATTTTTCTCCATCCGGCGCTGGTTTTTTGTTTGAGGCTTTCATGGCCGGCCTTTTAAAAGGCACGCAAGCAGTTGAAAAAGTCGAAGGCGTCCTTCAAATTGAAGATTTTTTGGATGTCGATAACAAGCCCTTCTCTTTGAAGTTGCTGGTTCCAGGCACAAACGTCAAAGGAAGCACTAGAAACTTAATTTCATTCTTGGCAAATCATTCAAAGGGCGCCGAGGGTATTGAATACTTAACAGTTTATAAATTTGGACCCGAAGGCAAGACAAAGGTGTTATCTTTTTATTCATTCACAATTGATCATGAAAACATTTATTATTGGTTGAGCGACACGTTTAAAATGGAGAATAAGAAAATTTATGATATAGAGTTGGCCATCGATCAGGCCCCTGGAAAAGAAGGCGCCCCCGCCCGTCGAATTGGGGGGGAGTCTCCCGAAGAGGTTGAATCCGCCAATGCGGCACAGAGGGAAGCCGTTGCAAAAGTTAGAAAATCATATGGCTATAGGCTCCAAAAGAGAAACCCCGATTCTTTTAGAAGTCAAATGAAGTCGGACGAAGGAATGGTGGGCGCTGAGCTGTTGAAGTTCCATGGAATTAAAACTGGTATTTTAGCTAAAGGGAAGTATGGGCGTGTATTCGACCTAACTGAAGAAGAAATTGATGATTTGCCAGTGTCATATGATGTGCTGGCTGCTGATTACGGGATGAGTAAAGATGAGTACACAAGCTATTCACGAACAGTTCGTCGCCTCCTCGCTGGCAGCAACCTTAAAGGTGAAGCAGCTAGAGCAAAAGCTGACGAATGGCGCGCAATTGAGGCGGCCGCCGCCAGCGGTGAAAACGAGGAAGAAGTGGCCCGATGGAACGAAATGGCCAAAACTGCCAGCGAAATACGGGCGCTCGACTATACTTTGTTCGATGTCGCAGAATATAGAAAAAACACATACGAAAAAATTAGAGCTATCGTTTCTCCCGCTCACCCACTCGGCACAGCCCTCCAGCCCGTCCGGTTTGCTGGTGACGAGGAGGCAGTGAAAGGTATCGAGAAAAGTATTGAGGACATGAAGAGGCTATATGTCGATGATCCAAAAGCATGGGAACATGAAATGCTAATAAAAGCAAACTTAATACCGCGTGCCGAAAAAGCTCCCCAACAACCGCCGATCTTCGAAGCAAAAAAGAAAAAAGACGATGACGACGAAAAGGAAGACATAAAAACTCAATTTAATATTAGTTCTACGCTTATTGTTTCTCGCACGCTTCCGTCCCAATATAAAAAAGTTCGTTACGGCGACATTAAGGTTGATCGCGAATCGATTGTCGAAGTCGGAAATATATATGCGAAGCAGCTTGAAGCTTCAGTAATTCCCATTTTAGAGCAACTTGCTAATTTAATCGCTGGAATTACTGGCTATTTTGCTGGAGATCCGGAAGACCGCGGACAAGCCGGCTCATCTGCAAACGATGCAATTGCGGCATTAACAAAGATCTTTACTGAACAAAAAATAGAACAATAGCTTGACAAACTAACAGAAATAGATTATATTAATACAAGAGGTGTGTATTGTCAATACTTAAGGGTGTTAACATTCTTGCCGATAATGTTGCAACAACTTTAGGGCCAAAGGGCCGCAATGTCATCTTGCAGGAAAAAGAAAAAGATCCCATTATTACAAAAGACGGCGTTACGGTTGCAAGGTTTGTCTACCTCGACGATCCATTTATGAACGCTGGAGCGCAAGTAATAAAGCAAGCAGCGATTCAAACAAATTCTGATGCTGGTGATGGAACAACCACTTCAACCGTTTTGGCCCGGGCCATGCTGCAAAAGGCTCAAATGTTCCTTCGTGCCGGCGCCTCTCCGGTTGAACTAAAGAGGGGAATGGAGCGCGCCGCCCAGGTTGTGACCAGTAACTTGCTTGCAATGTCAAGACCGGTTAAGAGCGAAGAAGAAATTTCACACGTTGCAACAATTTCTGCAAACAACGACATGGCGATTGGTAAGCTGATTGCAACTGCTGTTGATCGCGTTGGTAAGGACGGCGCGATAACAGTTGAAGAGGCTCGATCCATGCAAACATCTTTAGATATTACTGAAGGCTTTTGTTTTGATTCTGGATACTGCGCCGGCGCCTTCATTACCGACGAGCGCAAGGGGATTATGCATTATGACGATCCTCTGATTCTCGTGACAGACGAAAAAGTTTCTACCGTTGAACAAGTCTTGCCCATCCTTGAAGTTGTGGCGAGGGAAGGTCGACCATTTGTTTTGATTGCCGATGAAATTGAAGGACAAGCGTTGGCTGCAATGATTATGAATGCAATGCGCGGAACCCTCAAGGTCGCAGCAATAAAGGCACCAAGATACGGCGAAGAACGTAGAGCAATTTTACAGGATCTTGCGATTTCTATTAATGCTACGTTTATTTCTCGTTCATCTGAAGTTAGGTTACATGAGGCCAAGCTTGAACATTTGGGTACCGCTAAGTCCATTGAATGTACTAAGGTTTTTACTACGATTGTTGGCGGCCGAGCCGATTTTGAGAAGGTAGATGAAAAAATTGAATTACTTAAAGCTGAGCTGGGACGAACTGAATCATTGCCCGATTGTCATCGCATTCAGGAAAGAATAACAAGACTGGCCAGTGGCATTGCTGTTATCAAGGTTGGTGCTGCAACTGAGGTCGAAATGATCGAGAAAAAGCATCGTATTGAAGATGCTTTAGAAGCTGTTCGTTCAGCACAACTGGAAGGGATTGTCCCTGGTGGTGGTGTCGCTTTGTTGCGCGCCTCTCACGATATTGTAGTTGATGTTGATAGCGACGATCAACGGCTGGGTGTACAGATTGTTAAAACTTCAATCGCAGAACCGCTGCGACAGATGGCGTTGAACGCTGGACTATCTCCAGATATCATTCAAGAGAGAGTTGAGGGCCTTGATAGTTTTTTTGGGTATAATTTTATGACCGGAGAAGAAATCGACATGATTGAAGCAGGTATTATTGACCCCGTTAAGGTGACGAGATGTGCATTAGCCAATGCTGTGTCGGTTGCCGGCGCGTTAATTACAACAAATTATGCTATTATTCAGTCATAGTGTCAGAGTTGGAACTATATAATAACGATGCAACTGGATATTGAGCAAGACTTGAGTAGAGCTATTTTGCGACTTGAATCGTCTATCCAGCGTTTGACGGATGGCATTGATATTGTTAAGGATGACATTGCTGCGATGAGTGCAGATATTTCAAAAATTAAGGAAGCTGTTTATAATCCTGATGAGGGGATTTATGCTCGGATCCGCGCATTGGAAACGTGGAAATCAAATTCTGTGAAGGCAACATGGATCATGTTCACAGCTATAGCCGGAATTGCGACTATTGCCATGTGGAACACACTATTATCAATTTAATTAAAAAATAGCGGAGTTTTAATGAAAAGAGTTAATATTCAATATTCTGTTGATGTTAATGATGTGCCAAAAAAAGTTTGTATGCTGGCTGATGAAGCCTTACAAATTCATATCGAACACATAACAGCCGATAATTTTACTCATATATTAGATCAGTTTCTTGAATCTAACGATATTAAAGGTGCCATTGAATTAATCGCAGATTTTAGATCTAAATTAAGTTCAGTTGACCATCGCATGAGCGATTGCATGTCAATATTGTTTGGCTATAAAGATTTAATTTATGGTCCCAATAACAGTGGTGACGTTTTGCAACAGATTGAAGAAACTACACAATTAGCGAACGAGCTTACTGAATAAGTTGGAGAACAATGAATTTATTTGATATTGGTGATTTGGCACATGTGCCTTCAGATGTATTTTTGGTCAAGTTGGATTCACGCGGACATGTCCTGCGTTATCATAAAACCACGAAACCAATTAGAGCGCTCATCATTGATACAGACCCTTATCCTGGGAAGTATTCGACTTGCGAATGGCAGACACAAATTCTGCATCACGGCGAAAACTGGTTCGTAAATAACCAAGATATATCAATTATTTCTAAAAAAGGAGATTTCGATGGTTGTTAAACTCGTTGAAATATTTAAAAATTCAAATGTTGTTAAAGATGTTGGCTACACTTTGCGAGAGATTTATATTAACCCTGAACATATTGTCTGTTTGCGTGAAGATACATTTACAAACCGTTTGCTTGAAGAGGGCAAACTGCCACAGGATCTTGACGATCGACAAAGATTCACAAAGGTTCAGCTTAATCGTGGTAGTGTCGGCTTAGATATAATAGTTGTCGGTGATCCAAATATAGTTGAAAATAAGTTGCGCGCTTCACAAAAACAGCTTTTAAAAGGATAAAAAAATGTTAAAATTTTATCACATATATGTAACTGGAGAGTGTTCATACTGCGTGGAAGCTGTTAAGATACTTAACGAATCAGGCTATGAATATGCCCTAACTTTTATGGATAAAAGCCCAGAATTACGCACACTTTTAAAAAAGAAATACAAATGGGATACAATACCAATTATCGTTGAGTGTTCGATCACTGGAGAAGAAACATTAGTGGGTGGATGTTCTGACTTAAAAAAAATGTTTTCGGAATTGTGCGAAGATCATGAAGATGAGGACGAGGACAGCTGCGATCCCGATGGTATCGACGCATGTGGGCTCTGAAAACCCCTCTTCGATATCCCAGTGATAATATCGTTTTTGCATCAAAAGTAGCATTATATTTCCCAAGGCGTGTGCATTCCGTATGCTCTCCCTTCTTTAATGGTGGGTCGGTTGAAATTGAATTGATTAATCGGAGCACAAATATTTATGGCTATTATCATTTCAAGCCACTGGTAGAGTTTTGGCAGTGCTTGTTGGGTGATCCGACGCGTCTCTATAAAGTAGTTAATCACTTTTTTCCAATTGAAGAAGAGAAAATATTTTATCATTTGCAAAACAGTATTTTTGACCATGAGGATATATTTTTAAGGTCAGCAATATTTTATATTTGCAACAGGTCCACCGAGGGTGGCCACATATCCTATGGCAAATTCGCAACACAAGAATCAAATTTCAATGAACTGTCGATGTTGCAGTTAAGCTCGTTTAAGACGAACCGACTGCACGTTAAACATTGTTCTAAGCATACTGATGCAATTGCAGAGAATGTAACAAATTATTTATATTGTGCTCCTCCCAGGTTTTTGGGCGGCCCATCATTTGTTGTACCCAGAGCGCAGGAAGAGTTAGATATTGATCATATGAATCTTCATTCTACATTATCCAAGAGAAATAATTGGCTATTGTTATATAATTTTCATCCTAAGCTGTTGAAGCTATATAATGGCTGTAGATATACGATGTTAGATAAAAATTTTGATGCCTGTAAAAATCCAGACGCTGCAAAAAATATAATATTTATGAATTAGCAATAAAAACTGACTTTTCGTAAAGCCCCCTATAGTTATTAATGGGGAGGGCTTGAATGTGACGTTAGGTGTCGTCAGTTGTAGAAATGTGTTTTTTGCCTGGCTGGCGATGTTTTTTATAGCTTTCGGAGCATCCTGCACACCCATTCCAGAGTACAATGCCACAATAAATAACTCTGGTGATACGCAAGTTAACGAGACAATTGTTGACGAGGTTGGCAACAGCGCTCTTGTTTCAAGACAATATAAAAAGACTCTAAAAATGTCAAAAGAGTCTGCTGTTATCGTGTGGGGAATAATCGACGGCAACAGGGTTGTAAGAGGTTCCGGTACATATTTTAAGCATAAAGGCTATCACATCGTAATGACTGCATATCACGTATACGACAACCCCAGAATTGAAGGTGCTATGGTTCAAAGTCAAGATAGCGAAATTGTGGCGGGTACAATAATATACAGCAACCGCGATCGTGATATTTGTGTTTTGTTAGTGCCAAAGATGCGAACAGTTAAGGCCGCTTCTCTTCGGCCAATTAGACCAGCGCAAGCTAGCGAAGGCTTGGAAGTATTATACACTGGTTTTCCCGGCAGTCACCAACACAGAGAACCGCTAACACTTCAAGGCACTTTGGCTGGCGTTGATGACGGCACCGGCTATATAATCATACAATCTTATGCTTGGATGGGCTCCTCTGGCTCTGGTATTTTTGATTTAAATGGCAGATATGTTGGAGTTTTGGTTGCGCTCGATGTGGAGAGAGGTCTATGGGGCAGACCAGAATTGCAAGAAAACATTGTGTATGTTTCTCCGATTTGGGGCGTTAATGTTGAAGAGATAGAGAGTTTGCTAAAGGATAAGTAATTCATGTTTGATGGAGGCTCACGTCCAAAAAGAATTATTGGAATTTTATTTTCCATGGTCTTTTTGACAGGCTGCGCCGCGAACATGGATTATTATATCGTTGGCACTGAAACTGAAACAGAAATTGAAACTATTTATGAAACTGTTTACGAAGAAGTAGAGGTTCCTGTATATATTGAAGTTGAAGTACCAGCAGACCCTGGCTTAATCTGGGTTGATTTCATCATACAGCCTATGTCCGTCGATGGTGTTGATATTCTTTGGGTTATTGATACTTCCGGTTCGATGAATCGTTATGATGCAGAGTTAATGGCAGGAATTGAGGCGATGCTGCTGGCATTGCCTGAATCTGGCTGGCGATTGGCCATGATGTCTAATGATCCTCAGCAAGCCTCAATTGAAGCGCAGTTCCCGTTAGTGCCTGGAGATGACATAGCAGATGCAGAGGTGATGTATCAGAATATGGGAAGGGGCGGCCGAGAAGAAGGATTTGATGCATCATATGAGTATCTGGTAAACAACAGTTATGCACAAACTTGGTTAAGATATGATGCGGCACTCTTAGTTGTATTTGTATCAGACGAAGAAGAACAAAGCGATGACCATTTCCCGGCCATTGATGATTTTATTACTTGGTACTCTCGGCAGCGCAATGGCTCTGCATTCCTATCAAGCATCATCAACATAGACCCCTCGGTTTCTCTCTGCAATACGAATCCCTATAATAACGGAGACAGGTACGAGGAAGCAACAAATTACCTTAGTGGTGTAATAGTAGATATTTGTTCTGATGATTGGTCTCCAGGGGTTACAGATGCCGCGGCCCGTCTTGAGCCATATGAATACATTGAACTAACACATGTTCCTATCGAAGAGTCAATTAGGGTTTTTATCAATAGTGTTTTAAATTACGATTGGACATATTCAAGTGCAGATAACATCGTATACTTCACTGTGATACCGGGCGGAAACGATTTAGTTGAGGTGGGCTACCGTTATTACCCGGAGCCCGAAACAGAAGATACTGGAGATACAGGGAGCTAAATGTTGTCAGAAGCATCATGTGGCGCATATATTTTATTATTCGACTTAGTTCTTGTTGTTGGAATTGCGGCCTACTGGCTACTTAAAGATAGAATAAACAAAGAGGTGTAGTTTGCTACAAAACATTCTTTTGGTCTTGTATTTCTCAGGGATGTTATTTGGTATTTATTATTTGGTCTCCGGTATTTTAATGCACAAAGAGTCCAAAAGAATAAAAAAATTAAATTCAACGGTTGACAATTTGCTTAACACCGGGTATAATTGTGATATAATAGATGTAGATGGAATGGGATTTTCCCATCCAATGCCATCTAAAGACCGGAGAATTAATGACATATCCAAAAACCGACTTGCATGGAACGCCAGAGCTGGAACATGGAAAAAGACCAGATATTGACGCTGATAGCAAGATGGTGGCAGCAATTGCATCAGGTGTTGCTAAAAGTATTTTATATATCTGCATAACTATTTTCTGTTGCTTTTATATTTCATCGTGTAACCTTGAGGCAACTGTGATTAAACAGTGCGAAGCATCTTGTAGCACTTCTGGAAATAGAATGAAATCTGTATCAAATTTAACGTGCGAATGTACCCCGCGACCCGAGGAGCCCAGCGAGATAGCCGATGATATTTGGGTACTACCTAAAACTACTGATGCCATGCGCGCGCCTTGACGTTCCTTTCATATCGTGTTATACTATTTATAGTTGTAGTTATATTTTTGAAAGGTTGATTAATGTCAGACAAAGAAACAGAGAAAAATCACACTGAAAATGATTTAAAACCAAAGCCGCCACCAAGATTGGCGCCACAGGGAATCCGCACGTTTACAGTTTGCCGCCA